ACGCTCGACCACGCAGGTTGGGAAGCCGATGTTGGCAAGACCGTACACGTAAGAGCGTGTGATATGTAATCAAAAGTGTATGGGGAAACCCATACACAAACTAAGGAGAACTAGACGTATGACTACGATCAATCATGAAGTTAATGAAATGATCCAAACAGAGGAAGATATCTACAACGTCATCGTAGACCTCAAGGCTATGTTGGAACACTACGTATCAGGTCGCGCAGACAACGGTTCAACACGAACACAAGCGTTAGTGACCATTAAAGAGGCGAACCGACTTCTACAAAAACTCAAAGAGTAAAGGAGAACTGAAATGGCTAAGTACGTTGAGATACACCTGATGGTCGAAGAACAGACCCTACGTGATCTCAAATTAATGTGCAACGTAAAGCGCATGGTAGGTCGTGATGATATGTGTTCCGAGGCTTGGTTAAAAGTTTTTGAAGCAATGCACGATCAGAAGAACGCCGCTGATATCATCCTTAAATGTTATAAAGAGGAGGGGGATTGAATGTACGATAAGACAGAGGAAGCGGAGTTCACCGCTGCGTGGGACAGGTACAAGCAACGGTTCAACCCGTTCATTGCTTGCCCCGAGTGCGAAGGCTCTGACCACGTAGGTCAAGTGGAACATGAGAAGTACGAACTAATGAGTAGCGGTATCTACGAACCTGTTGGTGTGTGGAAAGACTGTGATAATTGTAATGGCTTGGGGGAGATACAGGCCGATGAGAATATGGAGACCAAGCATGGCACTAATACATACTAACCACAGATGTTTCGCAGACGTGGAAGCACAATACAACAATACCCCTGTGATACGTAGTAAGTTTGGTAAGGCAAACGACATACGCCCTATCGGTGACAGACGCCGCAAGCATGAGCGTATCCACAAGATCAATGGCAACTGCTACGCAATCATGCAGGGGTATGGGTATGGTGATCCTGTGTTCCAACCTTGGTACGGGGGTGGCAAGGTAAAACCTTCAGTCAATTCTACTGAACAGTTTGCGGCGTTAGTGTGGCGCAGACACAGGGATGGTACTGAAACAGTTAAGGTCGCTAACGGCTCTGGCCCACATGGGCATCACAATTCTATATACGATACGCTTACTCGTCACCTGCCGTACCCACTACGGTTCGTCAACAAGAATGGTAAGCACTTTGTTCGTATTGGCGGTGCGCGGTGGGGTCAACAACATGGTGAGGACTACTACCTAGCTAAACGTACTAGCGTCCCCGCGCCCATCAAGAAACATTGGGATGCCTACTACCGCCGAGCAAATGCACAGAGCGTGTATATACGAGAACGCCAAGGGTGGATGACCGCCAAGGACGATGGTGCTGCGTTGGTGTTCCGTAGGATCGGGGAAGAACAATGGGTGCATGACAGTGGTGGTTTACCGTTGCCCCCTGCGCCGAGAGTGAACAAGGAACTGAAAGACAAATACAAAACACACATGAACGAGTTCTATGATTGGGGCATCACTATGACCCCTCTTCTTCCACTAGAGACAGGCACATACAACTACGGTGAACGAACCAAGCTAGCTAAATACAAACAAGAACATTACGGCAATTCTAAGAGACGTGCGTTATGGTTGCGTGATGTGTTGAAAGACCCTGAGCATCCTATGCGTGTGTCAGCGTGGGTCGATTTCACTACATCGCTTATAGGAAACAGTGGGTGGTATGAACGAACCACTATCAAGGAACATATGCAGGAAGGGAATATGACTGAAGTAAGAAGTAAGTTCAATTCGTGGGTCAACAAGACCGCGAAGTTTATGAAATGATAAAACTGTATGGGGAAACCCATACGCAAAAGGAGAACTAAAATGGAAGTATCGACAGTTAAAGAAGCTACAAGTCACGCGCAAATGCACAACATAAAATTGCAGGGACATATTGTGCCTTGGATTGCAGAGTTAGAGAATGCTTTGCCGATCAGCACACTTGCGCGTAGTGGTAACAGTGCATGGGTATACTACGATAATGACCCATATTGCTGTGCTTGGGTTGGCTATGGTGATTTTCGTAGGGGCGGTAAGGGTACTAGCACATACACAGTTTGTAGTCGCTTGATCGCTAATTGTAAGTACAGCGACTACAACCCACAGTACCATATGTCCATGACAACCAAGCTAGAGACAGCGGTGAAGAACGCCAAGCGTTACATCTCACCGCTTAACGTGGCAGACATGGCAGCTATGTCATCGAAGAATGCGGCTAGATCGTTTCGTGATGTGAGCAGTAACGCCAACCATGAGATGCGTAAGATGGGTAATAGATTGTTTCAGCATGACGGTATCTCTAGCAACTATTCGCCTATGGAGACCGAGTTGAAGAACCTTCTGACATTGGGGCATGAGTTTGTAGACAAGGAGTTACAAGCAGGGTTGGTAGATTTCTTTGCCCAGAAGGATGAAACCAAAACGCTTGATGCTCGATCAGATAACGGTGTGTTCATATACACTACTGTACGTAGGGGTGAACAACAGTGCGCCGTGCTGCAGGTCGATGGTCTGTCCAACTACACCCCTGACGTACACCCACAAAGTTGTGTTCAGTGGTACACACCACAAACGCTGCCCGAAGATATGATGGGTAAGTTTTCTATGTTGCAGCTTGTGGATGACACTATGTTGATGGGGTGGGGTACAGAGTTTCTGATCGTATGTGCTTCCTACTTACTTGAGCATAAGTGACGTTTTGTACGCGGCTGACGTTTGTTACCGCGTACAAACAGAGAAAGATACTGGCTGGGTAACGATAGTAAGTCTTGGGATTAAAAGACTTGACGCGATAGTAAAAGATACCTATATACCTTTTGAGGAGCTACCAGATTGGTTCCAAGGGAGGTTAGCGGTGTTATCCATATTGGAGAACGATGCTTACTTAGAAGGTGTGGGTCACAAGGCTGGTGACAATGAGTTCTATAGCACTTTCTGGGTAATCGAACCATCTAATCTTTAGAAGAACGCAGGGCTGTATGGGTTTCCCCATACAGCTTTGGATGCCAGTTTTTACAGGGGGGTTTGACGTATGGCTATGACGCCAGAAGCAAAAGTTAAGAAGCAGGTGACGCGGCAGCTAGACGCAATGGGTGCGTACTACTTCTACCCTGTTACGGGTGGGTATGGTAAAAGTGGTGTGCCTGATATTGTAGGTTGCTACAAAGGATTGTTCTTTGGCATTGAGTGTAAAGCGGGTAAGAATAGACCCACACCTCTGCAAGCTAAAAACCTAAAAGACATATGCAAAGCGGGTGGCCTAGATATAGTTGTCAATGAGGATAACATGAGTAGTGTTAGTCAGTCACTAACAGCATGGGCAGCAATATCAGATGACTAAGTGGAGTTTCAATATGATTAATCGCCATGAATACGAGCGCGTGTGTGCGGAGAACCGNGAACTAAAAGCGGAACTTNAGAAGATCACGCAGCAGCTATTCGTCATGTATGTAACAGGTACAAAGAAGCTAGGAGGGAACATTGACAGCCTTGGAAAAGATGAAGGCGTTGGCCTTGATTGAGAACAAACGGATGATTGAATATTGTGGGGGTCGATCCCTAAACTACGGGGCCGTGCAGGAACACGCTAGAGGCAGCGGTAAGCCCCGCATGTCCGAGATCGAAAGATCAAACCCCGCCAAGCAAATACTGCGTCTATCGGAACAAGGTTTTAGTGCCGCCGAGATCGCACGTATAACAGGCATGTCCGTAGAGGTAATACTACGTAGATGCAGACGATACCAAATAAAATTTAAGGAGCGCAAAAATGGACAAAGCTAAGTTTGAAGCGGTTATGGAGCGCATGGCTAAAGCCGCGCCCGACCAAGCGTCACCCGAGATTATGTCGCTGATTATCGCTAATCTTGTTCTACTGTTTGAACAGCAAGATTCGTGGCCTCAGATGATGATGGCTGTAACGGCTACCCTATCCGCAGCTATAAGCGAAGAACGTGAGGAGCACATCGCACGTAACGAAGAAGCAGCGGTGCGCGCTGCCAATGAATTTATGGCGGGTATCTTAAACAAATCATAGAGAATGGTGAGGGCGGTTGTGAGTGTAATCAACAATAAGGCAGACCGCAGGTAGGTGGGTTTGAATTATCACCGCCCTCATAAAAACAATATCATAAACAAGCGAGAGAACAATGCTAAACACACTAAAGATATACGTGCAACACGTATTGGTGGATAAGAAATGCGGATTTGGAGTTGACATAGACCAAGGGGAGCGTGTCTTTATACCGCCCAACCTTGTGAAGAAGTATCGACTTGCTGAAGGTACACTTGCTCAGATGCGAGTGATACCCAACACTTCAAGAATGATTAACTCAACCAAGTATCAGGTTGTAGGTGTTGTCGCTGAGAGCGTAACACATTCTGTTGATACTTTTGATGATGAAGAAGAAACCCCTCGCGTAGTGGTAGCTAAGATGGAAGATCGCATACTTAGTTTGTTGTCTGAGACAGACAATCAATTCGCACATAGGGCTACTGAGATAGCGTCTAAACTAGACGCAGATAACGATGAAGTGCAACTAGCGTTGGGTAAACTGCATCGTGATGGAGAGATTTGGGAGGCCAAGGTATCACGCCTCGGCACTCAAAAGAAAGCGTCCTACTGTCTGTGGGCGTTGGATGATGATTGGTTTGTACCAGAATTTGAGTAAGGAGAGAACTA